GAAGCATTTTCCAAGATATTGAAAGAGTGGGATAAGTAATGGCTGGCAGTAGAACACTTAAACTCTCGATTCTTGCCGATGTCGCTGATCTCAAGAAAAATCTTGATACTGGCTCTAAAGAGGTTGAAGGCTTTGGCGGCAAAATGGAAAAGTTTGGCAAGGTTGCAGCAGCAGCTTTCGCAGCAGCAGCTGCAGCAGCTGCTGCTTATGCAGCCAAGTTAGTTGTTGATGGTGTCAAAGCAGCGATTGAAGATGAGGCGGCCCAAGCAAGATTAGCTAATGCGCTAAAAAATGTTACTGGCGCAACTGAATTGCAAATTGCAGCAATTGAAGAACAGATACTAAAAACTTCTTTGGCGACTGGTGTTGCTGATGATCAACTAAGACCAGCACTTCAAAGATTGGCAACAGCTACTGGAGATGTTACAGAAGCTCAAGAATTATTAGACCTTGCTTTAGATATTTCAGCGGCAACGGGCAAAAGCGTTGAAACAGTAGCTAACGCTCTTGGCAAAGCTTATGAGGGAAATACTGGTGCTTTAGGCAGACTTGGAATCGGAATGTCTAATGCTGAAATTAAAGCACTTGGTCTTGACGGCACAATGGCACAACTTGCTGAAACCTTTGGTGGCGCAGCGACAGTTAAAGCAAATACTTTAGAAGGACAAATTTCTAGATTAAAAGTTTTATTTCAAGAAACGCAAGAGTCAGTTGGTCAAGGTTTATTGCCAACAATAAAAACCTTTTTAGATTATGTTACCAATCGTCTTATACCAATACTAATTGAAGCCAAAGAAAAATCAATTGATAAAATAACAAAAGCTTTTAATGAAAATAAAGAAGAAATGGATGCTTTAATACAATTTGGCAAGAAATACTTAATACCATTTTTTGAACAAACTTTGGTAAAGAAAATTGAGCTAGTTGCCACAGTCATTTCTAATACTTTAAAAGTTATTGGCGCAGTTATTCGAGGTATTGAAACTATCGTAAATAAAGCTATAGATGCAATTAATGTGTTTATTAGAGCCTACAATGCAATTCCTGATATATTAAAACCCGGAAAAGGAAATATAGCTTTATTGAGTAATGTAAATTTTAATCCAAATACTGCTGAAACTGGGCAAATAAATACCTCAACTGGATCAATATTTATTCCGACACCTTTTAAACCCGAAACTCCAACTACTCCAGTTTCTCCTATAACAACAACACCGACAGCACCAATAACTGCAAAAGGTCCAACTGGTGTTATGCCTATTTTCCCATCAGGATTGAATGTGAGCGGTAATGCCATCCCTTCTGGCTTCAATGTCGCTGGGACAGTTGCAGCTAATAACGCTGGTGTCACTATAAATGTCAATGCACCCAGCGCAATAGATGAAGAAGGATTTACTAGAGCAGTTATCTTGGCGCTAAACAATTCTACTAATCGCGGAACTACTGGCGCTGGCGATTTGAGAACCTCAGCCCAAATCCTATGACCCTTTGGACTCCCGATTGGAAGATTTTAGTCAATGGCGATGAATTAACTTCAGTAACTTTAAGCAACCTAACTATTACCTCTGGCCGTCAGGATATAAACTCACCTACTCCAGCAGGATATTGCTCACTAGAAGTCATAAATACCGATGGAACTAATTATGATTTTGGTATTAACACAGCAGTAACCATTGAAGTAAAAGATACGACTGGCGCTTATGTGGCTATTTTTGGCGGTCGCGTTTCAGACTTAAGGCAAATTGTCCGCAGCGCAGGATCAAGTGCAGTTATTACAAGTTTAAGAATTACCGCAATTGGCGCATTAGCCAAAACTCAAAGAGCAATATTTGACGGCAATTTAGCTCAAGGTTTAGACGGCGCTCAGATTACCGACTTGCTAGATGACTTATTGCTTTCCAGTTGGAATGAATTGCCACCAGCTGAAACTTGGGCAACCTATGAACCTGCTACTGAGATTTGGTCTGATGCTGGCGATATTGGACTTGGCGAGATTGACGCTGGCGAATACACAATGGCTAGCCGTCAAATTACCGATAGCGTCATTTACCCAATTATCAATCAAATTGCTAGCTCGGCCCTTGGTTATATGTATGAAGATGCTAATGGCAATATTAACTACGCGGATGCCAGCCATCGCCAAGATTATTTAATAGCCAACGGCTACACAGACTTAGACGCTTCTCACGCCATAGCTTCTGGCATTGGCATAATCCAGCGTCAAGGCGATTTAAGCAATAAAATAATTATGGACTATGGCAACAATTTTAATAGCTCCTATACGGCTGAAGATTTAGACTCTCAAGCCGAATACGGGTTATTTGCCGAGCAATTCAATAGCTATTTGAAAAATGCAGCGGATGTCGAGGATGTAGCAGATCGCCTAATTCAGCTTCGCGCTTGGCCTAGAAACACCTTCCAATCGATTACATTTGCGTTGCAATCCCCAGAGATTGATAACGCCGACCGAGATGCCTTGCTTAATATTTTTATGGGTCAGCCAGTCAGAATTACCAACCTGCCCCTTAATATCCTAGGTGGCGAATTTACTGGCTTTATCGAGGGCTGGACCTTCAACGCTTCCGTCTCAGGCCTCTCAGTTACCTTCTTAGCTACCCCAACAGAGTTCTCGGCCTTTGCCCAACAATGGGCTCAAGTCAATGCAGCTGAAACCTGGAATAGTGTTCTCAATACGCTAGAATGGCAAGACGCGATAGGAGTTATAAGCTAAATGGCTAATACAACGAATTACAACTGGGAGACTCCAGACGATACAGATTTAGTCAAGGATGGCGCAGCTGCCATAAGAACCCTTGGCTCGTCAATCGATACAACGACAAAGAACTTAAACCCACAGACTACTACTGGCGCACTTGCTTATAGATCAGCAACTGCCAATGTAAATACTGCTTTGCCTATAGGAACTGCTGGTCAGATTTTGGCAGTATCAGGTGGCGTCCCTGCTTGGATAAATAATGATCAAGGCGATATAACTGAAGTCCAAGCTGGAACTGGTATTTCAGTAGCTTCAGGAACTGGCCCTATTCCAACAGTTTCGATTAATACTGCGGTAACTGCTGATTTAACAACTGCCCAAACCTTGACAAACAAAACAATTGCATTAGGTAGTAATACAGTTTCTGGAACTACAGCCCAATTTAATACCGCGCTAACAGATGGCGATTTTGCAACTATTGCTGGCAGTGAAACGCTTACAAATAAAACTTTAACTTCGCCAGTTTTGACTACACCAACAATTAGCACAATTGATGCTAAAGGTGATTTATTAGTTGGAACGGCCGATAACACCATAGGCCGTCTAGCCGTTGGCGCAACCAATGGAATGGTTTTGACAGTAGATAGCGCCGAGGCAACAGGGTTAAAATACGCAACCCCCGCTGGTTCAAGTGGGCCAACTTTTCAAGCGCAAAGAGCAAGTGATCAAAGTATATCGGCAGGAACTTGGGTCAAAGTTCAATTAGCTACTGAAAACTGGGATTCCGATTCTTGCTATGACCCAACAACTAATTATAGATTTACGCCAAACAAAGCTGGATATTATCAAGTAAATATGAATATTCGCTTTGGCGTTGATAGCGGTGGCGGTCAAATTACCGCAGCAAATATTTACAAAAATGGTGCATCAGATTTAATCTATGGTTGGTGTCTAAATACAAATGGCACTAGCACTTCAATGATAGATGGAAGCGGTCAAATCTATTTTAATGGTTCTACTGATTATATTGAATTATACGCTTTTAACAATGGGGGCACAACTAGAAATGTTAATGGTTTAACCTTTATGGATGCAGTTTGGATTAGGAGCTAAAATGGGACTTTATGCAAAAATACTAGAAACTTATCCTGAGTTACAAAATCAAACAGAATTGTTTATGAATGGCACTATACATTTGCAAGATGATTCAGACGGGCTGGGCGCATACATAGCTAAATGGGATTATTCCAAGCCAATTCCTAAAGGCTTTAAACTCGGTAAGTAATGGCCAAACTATGTGCAGCTGGCGTCCAGTTACGGGAGCAAATTGATGATGATTATCCTGATCGCGATAGGAAGTCTGATGGCTGGATTGCTGATGCTCGGCACATTGCGAAAGGCAATTCTGACCATATACCAGTCGATGGAATTGTTAGAGCTATAGATATTGATTCTGACCTATCGGCACATAAGGAAGAAGCTTATGCGTTGGTTGATAAGATTCGTAAGTGCGCCAAGAAGGGTGATAAGCGCATCAAATATATTATCTACGATG